AGGTAATGTTGGAACTCAATTCTTGCCTCAAAACAATAAGTAATTTATTATAAAAGCATGCAATTAGTAGACCTTAAATTTCGCCCTGGCGTAGATAAACAAGATACTGCATATTCTGCAGGAGATGAAAGAAAATATATAGATTCTGATTTTGTTAGATTTCATTATGGAAAACCAGAAAGATGGGGTGGATGGACAAACCTACCTAACCCTAATAAAACTATAGTTGGTGTCGTTAGAGATACTCACTCATGGGTAGGTTTAGATGGTTTACGATATTTAGCATTAGGAACAAACAGAAAATTATATATTTACAACGAGGGAGCAGTATATGACATAACTCCTATACGTGAAACTCAAGCGTTAACTAATCCATTTACAACCAACGGAACTACTACCGTGTCTGTAGCAGACAGCAGTCATAATGCAAAGTTAGGAGACTTTGTTACTTTTGACTCTTTTTCATCAATAGACGGCTTGGACATGAATCAAGAATTTGAAATTACATCTATAACTGATGCAAATAATTATAAAGTTACGCACACTAGCACAGCATCAGGATCAACATCTGGTGGTGGTGGCTCAGGTAATGCAAAATATCAAATTAATGTAGGACCAGCAACGTCTACGTACGGACTTGGATGGGGCACAGACACTTGGAGTAGTGGCACGTGGGGCACGGCTAGCTCTTCATCTGATGTCGTCATAGTAGGAAGAAACTGGTCACTAGATAATTTTGGTGAAGACTTGATTGCCACTGTTTTAGATGGTGGCACATTTATTTGGGATACTTCTGCGGGGACAGGCACAAGAGCTACGGCTTTGTCTAACGCTCCGACAGCATCTAGATTTAGTCTTGTTTCTACTGACACTAGACATCTATTAATATTTGGTACAGAAACTACAATAGGTAGCACAGGCACTCAAGATGACTTATTTTTTAGATTCTCAGACAGAGAAGATGCTACTGATTTTACACCTGTAGCAACGAATGAAGCAGGATCGTTACGTATATCTGATGGATCAAGAATTGTAGGTGCTGTAAAATCAGCAGGACAAATACTAGTTTGGACTGACACTTCACTACATGGCATACAGTTTGTCGGAACACCTTTTACTTTTGGTCTAAGACAACTTGGTGCAAATGCTGGACTCATAGCTCAACACGCAGCCATAGAGGTTAATGGCATAGCTTATTGGATGTCTGACGACGCATTTTATCTTTATGATGGTGTCGTTAAAAAAATGCCTTGTTCAGTTCAAGATTTTGTTTTTGATGATATTAGTTACACAAACAAAAACGATATAGCTGTAGGACTAAACACAGCGTATAATGAAATAATTTGGTATTACCCCTCAGCTAACGCATCTCAAATAGATAGAGCAGTGGCATACAATTATTTAGAGGGCACTTGGTATACTTTAAGTTTGGGACGTACTACTTGGCTTGGTGCTTATGTGTATGAAAAACCAATAGCTACTGAATATAATGCTAGCGCCACAGCAAACGTATCTACCATACTAGGATTAACGGCTGGTGCGTCTTTTATTTATGAACATGAATCTGGTAATAATCAGGCGGACGGCACAGCGATTACAGCCTTTTTAGAAACAGGTTCTGTAGAGATAGCCGATGGTGATCAGTTAATGTCTATCAATAAATTAGTTCCTGATTTTAGCAACCTTGCAAACACCATGACTGCTAGACTTACATTAGAGCAATACCCTCAATCTTCTGCTAATGTTACATCAAACGCAAGCATAACTAGCACTACGGAAAAAGTAAGTGTTAGAGGCAGAGGTAGAGCAGTAAAAATTAGATATACAACCAATACAGTAGATGATACACCATGGAGATTAGGTTCGCAAAAATTAGAAATAAGACCAGACGGTAGAAGATGATTGTTAAACCTTTAATACAAAACCCTTTAGCTGGTGGTGGCACAAGTTTAGACGATCTAGCTCGATTACGAGGTGGTAAATTAATAGAAAGTATAAATGCACAAAAGCCAATACAAGAAATTAATGATAAAGTTAAGGCTAATTTAGAGGTAAGACCAGGCATCACACCTCCTAGTGATTTAGGAAGTACATCTTCAGGACTGCAACCACCAAGATTCGGCATGGGTTTAGGTTTTCCGGGCATGAAAAGTTTAGAGGAGGGTTTGTTATTTTTACCTGATAAAGATAATCCAAGATCAGAAGAAGAGATTCAAGCAATGTACAAACAAGCGCAAGAAGAAGCAGCCAAACAAAGAAGAGAAGGGTTTCTTGGACAAGTGATATTGCCTGGTGAATATTCATATGAAGAGTTCAAAGCAACTAATCTCTTTGGTTTTAAAAGAAATCCAAACTTACCTGATTCTGCGTACAAAGATTTTGATGTGTCGGGTGTTGCTGGGTTTGATACTCCTAAAGCAGCAGATCCAAACAATTTAATTCCTGGCACTACACCTCCTACTGGTGGCACTTTTAATGGTATGCCATTAGTTCCAGAAACAAAAGAGCCTCCAACGTCTACGACAGCAGAACCTTTTGACAGAGTTGGTGAGCAGCTCGTAGGCTTTACCGATCAATTTAATGGTTTAACAGAAAGATTAAATAAGATAGAAGAAGGTATTGCAAGTTTATTAGAAAATAGAGATCAGCCATTTAGAATGAATAGAATGAATCTTGAACCAAGTTTCACTAGGAGTGGACTAAGATCTTTTTACAATCCATTTAGAGGGTTTTATGGCTAAAATTACGATTACTAGATTACCTAACGCTACACCAGAATATGATGCTGGTCAATTTGACCAGATGATTAGGTTACTTGATCAAATAATACTTTTATTAAATACAAACTATCAACAAGATTTAAGAGAAGAAGCAGAGTCGGAGGGTTTTTTCCTTGGCTAATACATTTAAAAGTGCAATGGTTGATATGACATCTACAGATTTAACAACCATACTAACAGTGCCTACAGCTAACCCTGGTGCTACACCACCTGTGCCACCTACTACTGACGTTGTAAAATCTATTTTAATTTGTAATGATTCAGGAAGCACAACACTAGTAGACCTAGAAGTTGTTAGGTCTTCAGCTACCTTCGAAATATTTAAACAAAAAAGTGTTGCTACTAACACTACAACAGAGTTACTATCTCAGCCCCTTGTTTTGCAAGAGTCTGATGTTTTAAAGGCGCAGGCCAACGCCGCTAATCAAGTTCACATAATTGTAAGTTTTATGGAGGTAACAAAAGGCCAACTTTAGAAAGGATTAAAATGAAATTACAAGGTATATTTATTACTCCAGTATTTACTATGGAGGTAAAAGAAGATTATAATTTAGTAGAAAAATTATATGATTTAAAAAAAAGAGATTCAGTAGGAGATCCAAAGTCTAATGTCAAAGGATGGCATAGCAAAGATGACTTGTTCGAACATGAAGATTTTAAAGAAATAACTCAAGATATAATGTTTCATTCACAAGAATGTTTTAATGCTTTAAATGTAGATAGAAAATATGGCCCTGAAATGACAGGATTATGGGGCATGATAAATCCACCAGGTGCAAGAAATCTAGTTCATACACATCCTCTTAATTATCTATCTGGTGTTTTGTATTTAAAAGTACCAAAAAACAGCGGAAATATAGTATTTATTAATCCCGTACGACAAGCTGAAGTGTTTGATCCACCTAAATCATCTGATTTAGCGGTGCATTTTGCACATAGTGTACAATGGCATGCTAAAGAGAAAGAGTTGCTTTTTTTTCCTTCATGGTTACAACATGAGGTACAAGAAAATAATTCTAATGAGGACAGGGTTATTATGAGTTTTAATTTAAGATGGAGTATATAATGCCGATAA